CTGGCAGTCACCGCCTCTTCCACCTTCTTGCGCTCCTGGGTGAGGTCGGTGGTGGTCTGCGTCACGTTGTTGGCGGCGGTGTTGGCTCGGCTTGCGGCATCGTTGGCGGTACTCGTCGCCTTTTCCAGCTCCGCTATCTGTGCATCCACGTCCTTGGTCAGGAGGTTGAGCGGTGCGATGACCTGCTTTTGCACGCCATCCTTGTCGTAGAGGGCGGGCATCGTGAGGATGCCGTCGAGCGATGTGGCGAGCTCGCAACTGAAGATGTTCTTGCTGTGCCGCAGCAGGAACTCGTTGAATTTAGGGAAGAGCCGGGCGCATAGCGCCTCAAACTCTTGGTTGTTGTCTATGTTCATAGGCTAGTCTTGCTCTAGAAGTGAAACAATCTGACCGTAGGCCCCTGCCACCAGCTGGTCGCCGATTACCTCCTTGATGAGGGCGATGTCCTCAGCCTCCAGGCTCACCATCTCCGGATGTTCCTGTATCTTCACGCTGAGCTTGTAAGCCCTCATCTTGTCAGCTGGCTCAAGAGGTTTCTTGCTGCCGGCGGTGTAGAGATACAAGCCCACTACGTCGCCCGCCATCTGTGGCTCGCCCTTCTCGTTCTTCAACTCTCTGCCGTCGTAGCCCTTGATGGCTACCTTGAAATTTCTAATCATAGTCTTGTCTCCTATTTTTAATTTACCATACGCGAGGGTTCTTCCATTGAACCCAGCATCCCTTGTATGTCTTCTTTACGTTGTTTACAGTCACGGTCTTTATCAAATCCTTGAAGTAGACGAACACCATGGCATCGCCCTCGCTGTCGATTGCAAGCTGGGAGTCGCCGTATGTGTATACATTGTTGCCGTTGTCGTTGGTCAGCAGGTAAGTCTGGCTGGTCTCTGTCGTATAGGTAGTATTCCATCCACTGGAACTTGCCACCAGGTTTTTCGACTTGCCCGGTACCACGTATACCTTCGATCCGTTGTTCACGCCTCGCTTGATGCGAATGATGTGCCCGTCGTCGTAGTGGTTCATTTCCGGGAGATACACATATATGTCTCTCGTCTTCGTCTCGTAGTCCACCTCCTTGCCGTTGGAGTTTGTCGCCTTCGCCCTCCAGTAGAACTGGGTGGAGATGTATGCCGCCCCCACGGTTCTGTCGAGGTTCACGTTGAGCCTCGCGGGGACGCTGCTCTGCGTGATATAGGCGAATGCCGACACAAACGTCTTGAGGTTGAGCCCCGACACATGGCCGCCGCCGAAAGCCAACGCCGTGTTTTGCATGACGGAACCTCTCACGGATATGGATGCGCCATACCTATCCTCGATACACTTGTGGTCGTCGATGAGACGCATCATGATAGCCGTGCCGAGTGTAGACCACTGCCCGAATATCGCTTGTCGGTCTTGACCGTTGAAGATAATCGAATCGTCGTAGAGCGACATCTTGCCGACGGTGCCATACCCGATGTCGGTACCTCCCGAACCCGACGTAGTGTTCTTCTTGGTGCCTATGTAGTTGCTGCCTATCTCGAAGCCGCCGATGGTACCGGCTACCGCCTCCATGGAGCCGTCGGTGTTTATCTTGAAATAGTTGTTGGCGGTCACCGCTCCGTTCAGGTTGATCTGGTCTGCCGTGATGGTGGCCGACGAGATGCCGTTGGCTATCATCGTTTCGATGGTCGCCTTGGAGATAATCTTGCCGTCTACGGTGGAAATCTTGCTCTCCAGTGCCGTGCGGTCGGCGGTGACGAGCAATCCGCTCTTGCTGATGTTGGTGATGTTGCCGTCGCCGTCGATGTTCACCCTCTTGGAGAAGAGGTCGGCGAAGAATGTTCCCACGGTCATGCCGCTGCACTCTACGAGGTGCCCGTCTTTGTCGAAGGCTCCGGCGGCCACGCTCCATGAGTCGGCTTTCTGCTGCACGAGCGAGATGGTGGCGGCGTAGTCGTTGCGAATGCCGCTGCCTATGCCGTCGGCGTAGTCCTTCGCATTGGCGAGGTTGTCGGATATAGACTTGCTGACCTCTTTGTAATTATTGTCGATCACATCCAGCAGCGACCGGTTTGCGTTGGTCAGTTCCTCCTTCGTCGCAGCCTTGCCCACTGCTGCGCTGATGCCATTTACCGTTATTTCCAGCTCGGCGAGTGCCGCCTTGTTTCCATCCGCTGTCTTTGTTACGTTCTCTACCCTTGAGGTGATGCTGTCGATGTCGGTGTAGATGCCCGATATTTTGGTGCTCGTCTCGTTCTGCCAGGTGTTGATGAGGTCGATGCGGCCAGCCTGCACTTCTATACTAGACGATAGCGATTTTTTGAGGGCGGCGTCTTGCTCGTCTACATATAGACGGATGGCTTTCTTCTCTGCGTCGAGCTCGATGCCCAGCTGCGTGGCTATGCCATTCACCTTGTCGATGTTCTGTCCCAGGAGCTTGATGTTGGTGGCGGTCTGCTGTATCTGGGTGCTCACCGTCTTGCTCAGGTTGTCGAGCGGTTCGTCGGTGATGGTGAGCAGTGAGACGTAGATGTCGCCTGTATAGCTGAGCACGAAATCTCCGGTGCCGTTCCACTTGCCCTCCAGCTCCACGGTCTGCCACTCGCCAGAGTAGGGTACGTCGATTTTCCGGGCCGACAGACCGTTGGTCTTGCCATCTACAGCCTCGCAGCCCACGAAGCCGAAGGTGAGCGTGCCCGCCGTCTTGGCGTAGATGCGGGCACTCACATAGAGGGTGTCTTGCACCTCTTGATAGGTGTCGCCCGTGGCTTTCATGCCGTCCTTGCCCTCGGTAGCCGCAGGCTGGATATACTCCTTGTGGGTACCGGGCTTGCGGATGATGGAGTTGGCTTGCGTGATGCCGCTGTCTTGGATGTGCAGCATGTTGCGCCCCTCGTTGTTGTCGATGCTCACCCGATGGTTGCCGCTCACGGTGGCTGCGCCGTTCACCATCACGGGCAGGCCGTTGGCATCCACCCAGAACTCCGAGTCCTCGGCATCGTTGATGGTCCAGCCGTCGATGAGCTGCTCGTCGTTGTCGCCTGTTGCGGAGAGAAACTGGCCGTTGTGCAGGTAGTTGCTTTCCTCGGTCACCTCGTAGGAGGTCTGTGCGAAGCGGGTGGCAAACTGGCTTTGCAGCATCTGTATCTTGGTGTCGATGCTCTCGCCTGTGCGACGGATGATGAAGTCGCCAGTGGCGTAGAGGTTCTGCAGAAACTCGCCAAAGCCCTTGAGCGCACCGAAGAGCGGATGTGTGATACCCTGAAGATTGCCCAGTCGCCCCTTGAGGGCGTTGTCGGGGTCGGTCTTGAGACCGTAGAGAATATCCATATACGGCGTATCCGTGCCTACGGTCATCATCTGTATGATGCCCTTGCGGTCGGGGTCTGTGAGATTGTCTACACGCACGAAGGTGTCTCGCTTGGCGATAAGCTTATCGGGCGTTGCACCCTCCATCGGCGAGGTGAAGTTCTTGAACTTAACCCATGCCAGCATCTTTTCTCCCGTGCCCTCGCTGCCTGCCTCGGTCACGATGAGTTCGTATTGCTTGGTTACGGTGTGGTCGTTGCCCGACTCAGAGATACCGCCATATTGCTGCACCATGACGCAGTCGTCCTTGCGGAAGGGGTTGTACATCCTGCCCTCGTGGGTGTCGAGATACACCTTGCCCGATGCTGCATCGTAGTGGTCTACCTCTAGCATGGCAGTAAAAATGCGGTTGTCGTTCTCGCCCAGGAGCTGGGAGATAATCATCTCGAAGATGCGCATGGTACCACGCACGATGAGGTTGTCTAGCTCTAATCCATATCTATTCTCTTGCACGCCGGCGGCGTTGGTGACAGGGTTGTTGGCGAGTCGCCAGCCCTTGCCATCGAGGAAGCCCGAGACGAAGTCGGGAGAGGCGATGGTGTCATCAAAGCGAGCTGTGCCCTTTACATGGAGTGCGCTGATGGTCGCCAAGCCCCATACCAGTATCTCGTCGATGCAGAGTTTATATCCACCATCCTCTTTAGTGGCCAGGCAGAAACCTTTTTGCTCAGCCTCAGAGTAATCATCTGCAGTAATAGAGTGTGCGATGATGTCACCCTCTTTGGAGAAGGCGAAAAGTTTTCCAATCTTGATGCCTTTGAGAAAGGTGATGAGACCATGGGCGGTATCATCGTTGATGGCGGAGAGCTTATCGTTGTCTGCAGAAGAAGCATAGTCGAGCAGTGACAGAAATGCATTGCCAATGCGGCGCGCCGTGTTGGCGTGCTTGACTCTCTCGTCACGGATGCCCTCGAAAGCCTCTCTGATTTTGTTGATGTCTGTGTTGTTTTTGTCTGCCATTATTTCTTATTTTAATGCAAAGGTAGGGACGATGGAACTTTAATAAAAATACGCTAGATAGGGGTGCCGAACATCTGTTTGAAGATGTCGGCCATGAGACCTTGGTATTCATCGCCATAGAAATAGCCCTCCATGTCATTGAGCTTCATGATGGAGGCGTAGTA